CCAAGTCAATTTCAGAATTCGATACAATACCAGATATTGACGGAACTTATGAAAGCGGTAGCGCCCAAAAAATGACCAGTGGATTAAAAGTTTATGGTAGAGAATTTGACGAATTAAATAGATATATTGATGGTCTTGCATATGCACATGTGGTGACATATGATAAAAAAGATAATGCACCTGACCTAGTTTTAAAAAATTTAGCTAGAATAATGGGTTGGGACTTGACCTCTTCAATTGAAGAGCTAGATTTGATTACAAATTATCTTACCCCTAGGAATAGTGAATATGATGGAATAGATGTTGGGTTAACCAATGCAGAAGCTGAGATTGAATTATGGAGAAGAATAATATTGAACACACCTTGGATTTGGAAATCAAAAGGTACTAGAAAGACAATAGAGTTCCTATTTAAATTTATAGGTACCCCAGATGGGTTGGTAACATTCAATGAATATATATATGTCGCTAATAATTCATTAGATGTTGATAATATCACATCTATGATGGAACATTTCAATAATACAAGTGATATTAGCACTTTAAATGTTGATGATGATGGATTCCCAAGGGTGTTACCAAATACGCCAGATATGTATTTTCAAAAAGCTGGTTTATGGTATAGAACAACAGGTGGACCAAACCCAGATATAGATATTCTTTATGGGAATAACCCACATATTGGACCTTATGATGGCGGTCAGGCTTATATAGACCAATTCGCCAACTGTTTAATCCCTAATTTTGTAGGGGTAGAAGGGTTTGAAGATATTGATTTAAGTGGTACGGATGAATTGTTTACCAATTATCAAAATGGAACGTTTGATGGTAATGATTTAGTCGCTGAGGTTAATACTGATATTGATTTTTCAGGTGTTCTGGACACCAACATTGATAAATTCATAGATGAAAATCCAGTATCAGAAAGTGGATGTACATTTACAAATGATTGGACGTTGAATGTCTATTTGAGTGGTGAGAGCATTTATAGTGCAGTATTTTTAACCACTACTGGCTCAACAACGGTTCCAACACAAAACGAATATATAAATGCGCTATACGCCACAAGCGCAACAACAGAATTAAGTGGATTAACCTATTCAGCTTCTGGAACTACGTTTAAATTTATAGATGATACAGACGCATGTAATAGTGACTTAAATGGAGCATACTTAAAAATAGAAGTTTGTGTTGACACAACATTCGATTGTATAGATGAAGGCGCTGGGTTAGATGCCATGATAGCTGGTGGGGATATTGATTGCGAAACATAATAAAAATAAAAGATAATGAGTTTAATATTAACAGGTAGTACAACGGGTGAAACGGGGAGCATATCATATCAATGGTCAGCTTCTGACGGTGGAGTTATTAGTGGCGCAACAACTGGGTCAACGATTACTGCAACAACTGCTGGTACCTATACCCTAATTGTAACTGATGATTATAATGGACTTACAGATACGGAAACATTTGTTGTAAATGACTTAACTGGAACTCCTACAATTTTCTTTTCCACCACCTCAACAGAATTAAATTTTTCTGGACAAACATTAGTGTTATCAATAACCGCAACAACCATAGGAACCCCTATTTATAATTGGGTAGCAACTAATGGTGGTAACATACTTTCAGGTGGAACTGGTAGCACAATTACAATAAATTCTGGTGGTACATACAGTTTAATCGTTATAGATGATTATAATGGCTGTAGTGAATCTTTTCAGGTTGATATTACAACTAATTTTGTGACCCCTCCAATTGCTAGAATAACTGGATTGACTGGCCTTACATGTACAGCAACAACACTAACTTTAAGTGGTAATACATCGTATGGTAGTGAGGCTTTAGATTA